AAGTAGATGGATAGCATTAATGAGAGGTATCAACACAATTGAACAACATGCTTATCGTTCAAAGATAAACCTCTCAAAAGATAATAGGTGGATTGCTCCGATTGCTCTTCAACATTTCATGGACGATATCACTGCATCTCAAATAATGGAAACCTTGCAATCTGAAAGTTTAAATTAAAATCATTTTATATGATAAAAGCAGAGATAATCGCAGACAGTATCAACACAAAAACTGGTGATAGAATTACTTCATTCATTCTAGAATACCCGCGAATGGTTCATGCAGAGTTAATGACTCATCGAGTGTTTTCTAAGAATTCAGCATCAAGTAGAGCTATCCCAATTGAGAAGTTTATTGAACAGATTACTGTCAATCCTGCACTTCCAGTATGGTGGGGTAAGAATCAATCGGGTATGCAAGCAAAAGAAGAGCTTGATAATACTATTAAGAGAGTTCGCTCTTCTAGTGAACCAGATTCTACTGATTATGAATATGCGAAGATTATTTGGCTCGAAGCACGAGATTCAGCAATTGAATTTGCTAAGAGAATGAATCATCTCGGAGTACATAAGCAGATTGTAAATCGACTTCTTGAGCCATGGTTCCATATCCGGGTTATCTTAACGGGTACAGAGTTTGAAAATTGGTTTGCTCTTCGTTCGCATCCTGATGCACAGCCTGAGATTCAAGCACTCTCTAATATGATGCTTGATCAATACAATAACTCCGAACCTAAGAGGTTGCAACCTGATGAATGGCATATTCCGTTTGGTGATAAGATTGATCAGTCGAAACTTAATGATTTATGGAATGATGGTAGCGGGATTGTTCATATGTCACATGAAGAGTGGACTAAAGCTGTACAAGATGCAAAAATTAAAATAGCAGTTGCCAGAGCGGCGAGAACGTCATATTTCAATTACGAAGGTAAAGATGACTACAGAGCAGATATTAAATTATGTGATAAACTCTTTGGTTCATCTCCTAAACACCTCTCACCTACTGAACATGTAGCGCAAGCTTATCCAGAGTCAGTATTCATTGGTAATTTCAAGGGGTGGAAGCAGTATCGCAAATTCTTTACTGATGAAAACTTAAAGGATGATCGTATCATCAAAAAGTTGTAATATGAAAAAATATAGAGTGTTTAATAAAGCATCAGACGGATGGATACATGGACCAGGTAATGAAATAAACCTTATTGGAGAAGTTGTCCTACTAGGACACTTTCTTGATGGTGTTAGTATAAAGGATTTAAATTCTATTGTAGTGTTAGAATATACGGGAATTGTAGATCGTCGCGGTCATGAAATCTACGAAGGTGATAAAATCTGCATCGAAAATACCGACCCAACAAGCTGCGCAGGTAATGATATCTGTACCGTAGAATATCACGGATCATGCTGGTGTTATGTAGATAATAATAAACCAGTGCCTATCTGCAATTATATTGGACTTGCTGCAGTTGATGTAGACTGCGAAGTAATCGGAAATATTTTTGATATTGATTAGTATCCACCGTAGACGTCATCACCATTTCCGTTATCTTCATAATCAAACAGTGTCTCTGATGTGGTATCAATATCACCAGGGTACTGTTTGACTTCTGTCATAGGATTATCATAACCAGACAATCTACCTGCAAAGGTATCTTCATATACTTGATGAGTAACTGGTTCTGCAGAGATGCCGGGTTGATATGAGAATTCGAATCTCTTAGTCTTTACCTTCCAAACATAATGACCGATGAGTGGGTTGATATCAGAAATATCTTGATCAACTCGAGAGGTTATTTCAAACTTCTTACCTCCACGGCCTCCAACTCGAGTCTCTCCATATTCGGATAATTCAATAACATCTCCTGCTTTTGGTTCTGCAGTCTGTGAAGAAAGTGCGGTATAGAAAGATGATATGTGTATGTAAAAAGTCGCATCATCTTCTGTAGTCAATCCATATTGACTTAATATTACAGAATTCTCATTCAAGGTCAATGCAACAATGATTTCAATAGGAGCACGATAACTAGCAGTTGTGTGTTCACCATACAATCCATTATGCGCAGATAGCTGATAATTGTAGACATAGTAGTTCGCCTGAGTACCGTACATACAAATTTGCTCTTTCCACCAATCAGAAATAAGCTTACGTTCAGAGCAATTATTGTCTTTATTTAAAAATCTTAAAGGGCCTGAATAATAGGGTTGAGTCATTTAATTAATGTATAATTATTTAACATCTTATCAAACATTATGGTCACTCCTGTATTACCTAACTTACGTGGATTATTAGGAGTGAGATCACTTATGTTGTACTTTGATTTGATGTACTCTAATTCTTGAGGAGAAAGCATTAACCTACCTGAGGGTCTATCTAAAAGCTCTCTAATACGCTTGTTCTCAGTAGGATCAGCCTTATGCATATCAGGAAGAAGGTTCTGATGTACTCTCCCTCCACCAGTCGTGCCCTTTTGTTGGCGCGTTTTAACAAAGGGTGAAGGAGACATAATGTCGGATTTAAGATCCTCAGTGATAATTTTTAAAAATACATCTTTGTACATCTTATTATATTTAATCGATTAGAACCAAAGGAAGAACGCGCTAGAGTATATTCTAGCGCGTTCAATGATATTTTAAAAGTGATTAACTCTTAGGTGCTTCGACAGCAGCCGCATCAGCCTTAACCTCATCAGGGGTCTTAGCCTTTGCCTTACCAACATTAAGAGCGAGCTTATCGACAATAGACTTAATCTTATTTACGATAGAGTCATCCTTAGTAGTTGGGGTAACCGCAGAGATAGCAGATGCCAATGCGACAACTGCAGTTGCGATGTTTACAACGGTCATACCGTTTTCCTTAATCCATACTATTACTTGTTCCATATGTATAATTATTTATTCAAAAACAATAAAAAATGCTAAGGAAGTTAATCCTTAGCATTTAATGAATCTAAATTTATAACAGCTTAGTCACCAATGACGTTGCGACCAGCCTTGACGTTAGAGGTAGGAACATTTCCAGATCCCTTAGTCTTAGTCAATGAAGGAACACCATCTGGCGCCTTCTGCAACTTACCGTCACCTGCGGTTACATCAGTTGATGCAGAACCCTTAGAGACTTTAGAGTTGTGGGAATTTACTACATTCGCCTTACCAGAGGTAGCATCAGGCTTACCCTTTTTCTGATTTACTAATGGAGTACCGAGATCTTCTGCTTCGATAGACTCTTTGTTAAGCCCATCTCCCTCGAGATCATCTTCGCCTTCACCTTCAACTGGTGGAAGCTCTTCACCAAACGCTTCATCACCCTCTTCACCAGTACCTGCTTCTGCACTTAATACATCAAGCGCCTTCTGGAGGTGTTCAATTGCTGCTTGAAGAACTTCTTTAGGATCTTCGACAACATCAGTCTCAGTATCAATATCTTCAATAGCACCGTCTGCGCCTGCATCGACATCGAGCTCATTAAGATCGTTAATGTTCTCATCGCCACTCATAACGTTTTCGTAGAGTAAATCGAATGAAGACTTTTTGCTAGTAGTTTTGCTTTCCATAATTTTCTTCTTGTTTGAATTATTTATCTTACCTTTTTTGCTTTTCTTCGTAGGTTGAGAAAATTTCTTAGGTTCAAAGTGACTCTTATCTGACTTTTCATCAGCAGAATCAACGTTATCCTTCTTTTTACCTTCTGCGGCATCAGGACCTGAATTTTTGATAAATTCTGCCTTAGTCTTAGTTCCTGCCTTTTCGAATGGCTTTGGTTTAAATTTCTCTTCAACTACAGAGCTTGATTGATGGTTGCGCACCTTATCAACGTAGAGTTGGGAGAGTTCGTTTGATACTTTAGTATTCATTATTAAATATTTAGGTATATAAGTATTATTTTCTATGTCTCATAACAATGAATATTACCTAGGTAATCCAAACCTACCGCGCCCCAATGCAGAATTTCAGTGGACTGAAGAGATGCTACGGAATATGAAAAAGTGCAAAGAGGACATTCTTTACTTTGCAGAAGAGTTTTTCTATATCATTAATCTTGATTCAGGTAAGCAGAAGATTAAGCTTCATAAATGCCAAAAGAAGATACTTAGAAAGATGAGAGATAATCGCTTCGTAGTTCTTTTAGCAAGCAGGCAAGTAGGTAAAACTACTCTAATGACTATATTCGCTCTTCATTTAGTGTGTTTCAACGAGCATCAGAACATTATTATTGTTGCAAACAAAGAAGCAACAGCAATTAACATCTTTAAAAAGATTCGTATTGCATATGAACAACTACCTAATTATCTAAAGCCTGGTGCTGCAACGTACGGTAAAACTTCAATGGAACTAGGAAATGGTTCAAGCATTGGTATTACCACTACATCTTCTGATGCTGCTCGTGGTAGTTCTGCAAATTGTATTCTTCTTGATGAGATGGCATTCATTGATCGTCATATTATGGATGAGTTCTGGAATTCTGTATATCCGGTAATTTCATCATCAAAGAAAGCAAAAATCTTTATCGCAAGTACTCCTAATGGTACTAAGAATCTCTTTTATACTCTCTATCATGAAGCACTTAAAGGTGATACAGGTTGGGCAGCATGTAGGATTGATTGGCATGAAATTCCTGGAAGAGATGAAAAGTGGAAACAAGAAACTATTAAAACTATAGGTTCTCAAGAAGCATTTGATCAAGAGTTCGGCAACTCATTCCTTGAAACAGGTGAAAGCTCTCTTGATAAGGAAACGTTTGATCAAATGCGTTCTGTATGTACTGACCCAACATATATTCTTGAAGATGGTAAATACTTTATCTGGAAAGAACCACAAAAGAGTAGAGTATATGTTGCAGGTGTTGATACAGGGGAAGGTGTTAACAAGAATGCAAGTTGTATTCAGATATTCGATATTACTGATTTAACTAATATAGAACAAGTTGCAGTATACAATAATAAATCAATCAGCCCTTATTCATTTGCTACAAAGGTAAATGAAATTCTTGAACAGTGGGGTAAACCTTATGCATTAATTGAGCGTAATAATTGCGGTGCAGAAGTAGTAGACCTTTTAGTTAATCAATATAATTACCCTAGATTAGTAGATATTGCACCGCGCGGTGTTAAGCTAAACTCAGAACGCAGAGGTGTTATTGCACACACTAATACCAAGTATATGGGTATTGTTAATATGCGCTATTGGGTCAATGAAAAGCGAGTGGTACGCTTTAATGATAGAATGACAGTTCATGAATTCAGTACTTTTGTAAGACATGATAATGGTACCTGGTCTGCACAGACTGATCAAGATCAAGATGATAGAGTTATGAGTACCGTTTGGGCTTTGTGTATTCTTGAAAGTACTATCGTTTCAAAGTATTTCGAAATTATTAAAGTCGATAGTAACAACAGACCTACTCACATTAAACCTCTCGAATGGGAAGAGGGTAGTCAAATTGGAAAACTACCAACATATAAATCTGACCCACAAAATAATTACCTACCTATCATGTTACCTGGTGACCATATTGATGAAGATGGGTTCGGTGATCAGTTAGCTACCCTGGGCTGGGAACAATTTTATAAATAAAGATATATGAGTAATAGTCAAGATACGGATGTAATTGACCAATCAATTTTAAATAAGTCACGTAAGGATAAATTTCTCCTTATTATGAACTTACCTACCTGTATGCGCAGTATTGATAAGAATACTATGGAGCAGCGGGCAGATGAGAATGTAAACTTTGATAGGCTTCAGTTCTCTGTATGGGGAACAGTTCTCCCTAATATCTCAGTACCTTCAGTTACTGTCCCTTATGGTGGTCAAAATATTGCTATCAGCTCTCATGCACGACCTGCGTATCCTGAAATCACCGTTAACTTCAACATTGATAATAAATTTTACAATTATTGGGTTATCTGGAAGTGGTTAAATATTCTCAATGATGCAAAGAAATCTGGGTATGATGTATTAAACTTATCTAATATACAAGATCAACATGATGCTGGTATTTTAAACAAATATACTGCAGACTTTTCACTCTTTGTTCAGAATGAATATAAGAGTAATGTAATTGAGTTTGTTTATAAATCATGCTTACCTACAAACCTAGGAAGTGTTTCCTACGATTATAAGACAACTCAAGAAATAGATTGTTACTTCACGTTTAGCTTCTGGCAGATACATCCTACATTAAAGTAAATGAACACATTCTTAGAACATATAATTTTATTTGAAAAGTGGGACCTTGCATATAAAGCATGGGAAAATCAAACTGATGAAAATACTATTGAACTGTATATTGATAAATTCAAAGTACTAAAACAAAAAAGACGTATACCTAAAGGTAAAGATGATATCATAGTATGGACAAAGGGAGAGTTCGCACCCTTTAAGAAATTTATAGACGAATTATCTACTCAAGATGAAAAGATGATGAAAGCTCGCCTTGAAGAGCAAAAGAAACTCTCACAAGGAGTTGAAAAAATTTTTGAGAATGGTAAGGCTTTAGTTCTGTGGATAAAATCTTACGAAGCATCATGTAAGTACGGTGCTGGTACAAAGTGGTGTATTTCAGGAAATACTGATGAACATTGGGATTCTTATATCTCTCAAGGTATAAAGTTTTACTTTATAATCTTCAAAGGTAAACCACAATCTGACCCGTTTTATAAACTTGCAATCGCAGTATATAGTCATAATGAAGATGAGAGCCCACTATATGAAGTGTATAATGCTATAGACAGCAATATATCTACACAGGATACTCAAAGCATTTTAACTGAAAACAATATACCAATATCCCTCTTTACTAACCCTACTGATTGGAATAAGTGGCTTAATCAGTATAAGCATACAATAAATTCTGATGGTAGTGTAACAGTACAGGAGTCAGTTCAGTTTCACGATGCTATTAAGAAACTACCCTTTACATTCGATACAATATATGGAGATTTTAAAGCATCAGGCTTACAAACATTAAAGGGTTCACCTAAAGAGGTTACTGGTACTTATGAAATTAGCTACTGTAAAATAGATAATTGTATTGATGCACCTAAAAGAGTTAAAAATATCTCCTTTCATAATAGCGCTATAACTTCCCTCAAAGGTCTACCCGATAAAGTGTTTAATATATTCTTAGAGTCTATTTCATGTGAATCGCTTGAAGGTCTCCCTAAAATTGTTGAAGCAAATTGTAAACTTAGATGGATACCTATAACCAATCTTAAAGGATGTCCTCAACAAATCGGAGGGTCGCTATCAATAGCTAAATGTAGTAAGCTAACATCACTTGAAGGTCTTCCAGCAAAATATATTGAACAGCTCTGGATCGGAGAATGTAATCATCTTCGTCACTTTAATATACCTACAGAATTTATAAGTTCACTTTATATAGTATCTCAATCTATAGAAAGAGTCGAAGTACTACCTAAAAGGGTTGTTTCATTAGCGCTTGAACATGCGACTATCGAAAATGAAGCACTCGAGGATTTAGAGAAGCACAGAATGTCAATTACTGGAGACCTTACAATAAAGTCTTGTTCATGGTACACCCCAACAAGACCTGGACAGACAAGAGCGGAATTAATGAAAGAATTACAAGAAACATATCCATCAACATCCATTGATGAACTAAAAAAGGTTTCTCTTAACTTTCACAATCATTTTAATATTACAAGATTTATACTAAACTATATATTTGATATAAAACATCTAGATAATAACCAAATTACAATACTATAAATAATGATATATGGCATGCAATGATCCAGCAGTAAGTACATTACAAAATCTGACCGCGTTTCAAGGTACCTATCTTAACAATAGAATAGACACCTTTGAAAAGCTGGGTGATCGTATTTCTAGATCTCTAGGGTATCCTTTAATCAGTGTTGAAATTCACCGAGATCAGCTGTATGACAATATTAACATTGCTTGTGAGATGTTTACCAAGTTTGCAGGCTATACTGAAGAATATCTCGTATTTGATTCTGCATTATATGATACATATAAAGGTATCAAACTAGATACATTGTTTCTCTATACTCCAACTCTTTGCTCTACCTTTACAGAAAATGCAGGTGCATCTGGCGGTCATGATCCAGATTTAAGAGCACCCCGTAAAGTAATTGATGTGTTTAATTTTGAAGAAGGAACTTCAACCGGTATCAATACCCTCTTTACAGTTGAACAAACACTTGCACAGCAAACATATTTTAGTACCTCAATGGGTAACTATGGGTTCGATTTAATTAGCTGGTATGTATTGAAAGAATGGCTCGAATTAAGAGAGAAACTCTTATCTCAGCGCTATTCTTATACGTTTAATAATAGAACACAATACTTACAACTCTTTCCACAGCCAAATCAGAATACTCGCTTCTATGGAGTTGTATGCTGCTATCTTGAGAGACCACTATCTGATATCCTTAAAGAGCCTTGGGTGTATCAATATGCATTAGCTCTTTCAAAGATTTCTGTAGGTAATGTAAGAGGCAAATTTAATACTCAGCTTTTAGGAGGCTCTACTATTAACTACAATGATTTACTTTCACAAGGGCTTCAAGAGAAGAGAGAGTTAGAAGAGAAGCTTTATACCAGTACCCCTGGATTTGGCGACTCTCCAAGTTCAATGTTCTTTGTAGGTTAACATGAAAAGCTTTAAACAATTCTTTACAGAAAATAGTGAATGGAGCGGATGGGAGCAATATACATCTATAGAAAAGGATGAGTTAAAAGAGGCTCTCAAGGGATATATAAACCATCTTCGGAGTATATATCATGAAAAGGTAGTCAGTACTGATATATTTTTAATCAATAAAGCAATTGGTTTAATTGATGAGACTGATCCTACAAGCGTTGCAAAAACACTTGCAAAGCTTTCATCTGATATTCGATGGAGATTAGGAGATTTTGTAGATGACAAAGCATCAAAAGAAGCACAATCTATATATTACTTTCTACATGACAAAATATCACAGTATGTACAAGCACCAGTAAAGCCAACTCCAGACTTCACATTACCGAAAGCATTACAATACAAAAGCAAAGAAGGTAAGCTTTATACCAATGATGTCTCTATATTTGGATTAGAAGATATGAGACCAGCGATTAATTTAGGGTATGGAAGATATACATTAGATAAAGAGTTTATTAACAAGCGTATTACTAAACAAAATATATATCTCGATTCAGGATTAGGAATTGTAACTGTTAATCTCGGTGAAGTAATGCAGCAGGTGTATGATAAAATTATAGAGATGTATCCTGATTATACATTCCCAGATGAATTTAAATTTTAATGTCAAACGATTATTTTAAACAAGGAACCTATAAGCCCATTAACCCAAAGAAGTATATAGGTAAAGAATTACCAAAATATCGCTCTTCATGGGAGCTAAAACTCTTTCTTTGGTTAGATCAAAACATCAATGTATTAGAATGGTGTTCTGAAGGAGTAGTGATTCCTTATATGTGCCCTACTGATGGAAAGCTTCATAGATATTATACTGATTGCGCAGTCGTAATTAAAGAGGGCCCTACTACCCATACCAAATATATTATTGAAGTAAAGCCTAAAAAGCAAACAGAGCCACCAACAGTATCGAAGAAAAAGAAGAAAGAAACTATAATCTATGAGTCTCTTACCTGGACAAAGAATCAAGCTAAATGGAAGGCTGCAAAAGAGTGGTGCTCCAAGCATGGGTATAAGTTCTTAATACTTACTGAAGAACATTTATTTCAAACCTCTAAATAATTAATATGTCACAATCACTTGAACAGCTCTACAACGAGCACGTAAGACCCATTTCTCAGGAACAACGTAATGTTGTCAATGAAGGGCTCTTAGACCGCATTAAAGGTCATAAGGAATGGCTTACTTCAAATGTTGCAGGTTTAAAGCAACGTGGTCAAGCTGCAGTTGCGGGTGCTAAATCATTTGCAAAGAATGATATGCCCGGAGTACAAAAGGCATCTCAGCAATTTAAGCAAGTAGGAACTACAGCAACATTTAGAAAGAATAAAGCTGTTATTGATTCTCATAATGCTAAACTTCAGAAGAGTATTGAAGATTATGTTGCTGACATGGTAAAAATCGGTGCGCTTGATGATGCTGCAGGTAACCAATTAAAGACAAACCTTTTAAGCACTGTTAAAAAGGCTGCTCCACGCGCATGGGCCAATCAAAAGGGACAGGGCGTTAAATTTTAATATCTAGATTTATAACACTAAATCTATAAATATTTTAAAGTAATATGCTTTTTAATCCTCATAAACTCTTAATAGAAGGTTTCGATCCTCAATCATTTGAATATATTGTTGAAGAGAAGAGCAATAATGCACCTGCAACCTTATATGTAAGAGGGCCTTATTTAGTTGCAGAAGAAATCAACAGAAATAAACGTCGTTACCCTCTCGATGAATTAATCATTGAAGTATCACGTTATGATACCGAGATGATTAAGACTAACAGAGCAATGGGAGAACTTAACCATCCTACCTCTCCAGAAGTAAATCCTGAAAGAGCATGCCACGTTATTACCGAGCTCAAACAAGATGGTAATGTCTTCATCGGTAAGTCAAAAATCCTCACTTCTACTCCTATGGGTATGATTGTAAGAGGGTTGATTAATGAAGGAATTAAACTTGGGATGTCTTCTCGTGCATTGGGTCAATTGATTGAAGAAGCAGATGCAGTTAATCTCGTACGCAAGGTACGCTTGGTTGCAGTTGACTGTGTTGCAGATCCGAGCGCTCACAGAGCATTTGTTGATGGTATCTTAGAAAGCAAGCAATACGTTTTAAGAGATAATGGAGAACTTGAAGAGTGCTATGATAAGTTTGTCTCTTCAATAATTTCCTTACCCCGTAAAGATAAAGAAGCATATATTAAGGAAGCTATTTGCAACTTTATTAAATCTTTAAATAGCCATAAATAATATTATGAGTAAAATTTCCGAAAAAAAGGCAATTACTAACTTTATTAAATGCGTCTCAGAAGAAAACTATTCTGATGCACATAAATATTTACAGTTAGCTGTTGAGAGTAAACTTAAAAAGCGTATCGCTCTTGCGCAGAAACAAAAACTATTTTAATTATGTCATCACCAACCACTGATATCAAAAAGATTCTTGAAGAAAGCACTAAGGATGTTTTAACAGAGCAAGTGCGTACTGAAATACAAGAAGCATTTGAAAACGAAGTAAACACAAGGGTTCAGCTTCATGTTGAAAAGGCATTAGCTGAAATGGATGTAGAGCTTACCGGTAAGGTAACTACCCTTCTTGAGGCTATCGACAAGGATCATTCTGCAAAGCTCGATAAGGTTGTTGCAGCAATTACCGAAAACCACACAACTAAGCTTAAGCAAGTTGTTGAGATGTCAAAGAAGACTCTTAATGAAGATGCAACAACGTTTAAGAACACTATTGTTGAATCTATTTCAAACTATCTCGATACATATATTGATAGCGTCATTCCCGTTGAGACCATTAACGAGGCTGTCAAAAATAAGAGAGCATACGATCTCTTAACCAAATTCCGTGGAGTGCTTGCAATCAACGAGGCAGTATCTCTCGAAGCAGTTAAGCCTGCAATTGAAGATGGTAAGAAGCAAATCGATACTCTTACTGAGTCTAACAAAGCACTTCTTAAGGAACGTGATGAACTTGCAAAGAAGTTCGAGCGCGTACAGACTCAAAACATTCTCTTAGAGAAGACTGCATCAATGCCTGATGACAAGAAGAAGTATATTGTCAAGATGTTGAGCGATAAGTCTCCTAAGTTTATTACTGAGAATTTTGAATATTCAGTCAGCTTATTTGATAAGTCTGAAGAGAAGCGTCTCGTCGAATTGAAGAACGATGCAATGAAAAATACTGCATCATTCGATGTTAAGAATGAGACCATCAACGAAAGTGTCAATGAACCCAAGAATGACACTCAAGAAGTAGAAAATAAAAATAATCCTGTTTCAGTTTACTTAAATGAGCTGAAAAAGAATAAATAATTTTTGTTGAGGTATAACACTAAAGAATACCTGATTGATAGAAATTAAGGAAACGAAAAATTATGAACACAAATCACTCATCTTACATAGATGAAAGAAAAGCAAAAATGCTTGTAGAAAAGTGGAGTCCAATCTTGGATTTCGCATCTAAGAATGTTCGTCCAATTGAGGATGATCACACCCGTCGTACCACTGCTATTCTCTTAGAGAATCAAGAAGTATGGTGCAATGAGGCAACTAACCAGTCTGGTGTTGCAGGCAGTCTTGGTGTATTCGGTGGTGCTAGCACCGCTGGGTTAACTAACTCTGATAATTACGCAGCCGGCGATAGCCGCTTGCCTAAGGTACTCATCCCAATGATTCGTCGTACTTTCCCTGAGTTGATTGCAAATGAAGTTGTCGGCGTTCAGCCAATGACTGGACCAGTTGGTCTTGCATTCGCACTCCGTTATAAGTACGAAGCAGATGCACTTGGTAATGGTGTTGACGGAATTGGTTCCGGCACTGTTACTGCACATGGTGCAGCAGTTCCTGCTGACGGCAAGGAATTAGGCTATCAATACCTCGACACAAGATTTACTGGTACGTCTTCATCTGTTCTTACAGGTGGTGACTTTGCCTTTATTGACAGTGATAAGGGTGTTGCGGCACTTCTCGGTCAGTATGAATTAACTGGACGTATCCCACAAATGGTTATCTCTTTCGAGAAGACTGCTGTTGAAGCTGGTACTCGTAGATTAGCTGCTCGTTGGAGCGTTGAACTTGAGCAAGATCTCAAGAACATGAACGGTATCGATATCGATAATGAACTCACAAATGCAATGTCATATGAGTTACAGGCCGAAATCGACCGTGAAATGATCATTCGCATGATTCAAGTCTGCTTGAATGCTGGTAGAGATACTGGTTATTCATTCTGGTCTCCATCTGCTGCAGATGCACGTTGGCTCGCTGAGCGTAATCGTGACTTCTACCAGAAGATCATTGTTGAAGCTAACAAGATCGCAATTCGTAACCGCCGTGGTTCCGCTAACTTCATTATTGCTACACCTAAGGTGTGCGCAATTCTCGAAATGTTAAACGAGTTCCAGTGGATGCCTGTTAACGGTAACGTTAATACTCAGCCAGTCGGTATTGCGAAGGTTGGTAACCTCGGTGGACGATTCAATGTGTATCGTGACACTCGTACGGAAGCTCAGAGCATGAACGGTGACCGTTCTGCAGCTGATGCAATCGAGTATGCATTACTCGGTTACAAAGGCCCTGAGTACTATGACTCTGGTATCATCTACTGCCCATATATCCCTATTATGGTTCAGAGAACTATCGGACCTAACGACTTCTCACCTCGCGTGGGTATGTTGACCCGTTACGGTGTTGTTGATAACATCTTCGGTGCTAACCTCTATTATCACTTAGTGATTATACGTGGTCTTGGTACTGCATTTGCTCCGGCACAGGCTAACGTTTACATGTAATCTTACAAGTAATATTCAAAACCCTACTAGATTTTTTCTAGTAGGGTTTTTTATTTTATAAATAATAGTATGAGCCGCGATGTCAAAAATCTTCAAAATCTTTATAAGTTAATATTTGAGAATCATAACATACCACCTGGAGATCCATTAGGTGATGATAATTCAGAAGAGCCTACTGGTTCTGATATGGATGCAGATTTTAACAAGGGTGAAACTAACTTTCCTCATGGAAATGGATACCCTAATGTTGATAAAGACTATGAGAAGGTAGTCTCTATAGAGGTTATATATGGCACAGATGAACGTGCATATGAAGCATGGTCAGCTCATGAAGCTCTTAATGTTACAAAGAAGGCTAAACAACTATTTCCTTGGATAACTATACCTACAGATTCAACTAATTTACATTATATATGGGACAGTATCTCTCGTTCTGTTACCGGTATACTTTATTGGATAGAAGATAAAACTCAATATTTAGAAGGTTGGAGAAAAGAAGAAAAGGATAATGCATTAAAGATTGCTCAGCAGTATCCTGATCTTCAAGAGAGGTGGAACGAATATAATGACTTTATATCTCTCACCTATCAGAGCTCTCCTGATAGTGTTGAGAATCCTAAGAACTATCCCGTTTTTGTAACTCTCTACGATAGAACGCGGCGCATGGGTGGTCACGAAGAGGGTGGATGGTATTATGATTACTATGAAGTTATAGACTCCCATTCTGCAAATAATTATCCACATGCAGAAAAGATTGCTAAATACCTTTACAATAAATCTCATCGAGGTGATTTGGATGGTCAGCCCTGGATTATTCTTGAGAAGAAAACAGGATCACAAGTCGATGATTCTCCACGTACCTATCAATAAATGAAATCATTTAAGCAATATTTTATAGAAGAGTATTCTGAAGATATAATTCTTATAGGTACGATTGATATAAACTCTCATGAGATATATAGTGAAGAAGTAACTAAATCTTCAAAAAAGACTCATAAAATTCTTGAAGATAAAATCCCACAGCATCTTAATTATCATGAGCTTAAGCGCTTTAGATATGACCCTCATACTAATATAGTATTCTGGTGGCTTCTTCAAGAAGATATTAATCCTGAATGGAAAATATCCGTAAATCTATACATTAGAAAAAGATATGATCAGTCTCCAAAACATGTAGGTATGAAGGAGAAGAATAAGTATAATGTAGTTAAGCCTAATATGGAATATGCTGATTATACTCATGGGTATAAGACTCCTATTGATTTAAAGACACGACTCCAGGCACTTCATTCAGAAAACACTCAATACACTGTCGACGATATATATATTGGTGCTGTTTATAAGTCCGGAAGAGTAAACGGACTGTGGACTAAGAAAGGACCTAAAGGTAAAACGCATGCTAATTTAGGTGGTATAAACCTTGGGGAACGTTTACCCTTTAGGTATGACCCATATACAAACACGGTATTTTGGTGGGAATTCAGTCACCCATACCGTAAACTCTTAACACCATATGTAAACAATCATGTATTAAATTTAAAGATTTCAAGCAATTTACCTCGACATAAAGACATGATAGATGAAATAAGTGGTGAAGAATATACTCATGGATATGTCAATGTGCGGGATAAAACCGGCTCAGTACAAAAGCCCCTTAACCCTAAAGCAATGCAGACTCTTGCAGATAGATTTAAATCTATGCAGTCTGAAAGTGTTGAAGATTTAACCAAAATTGAAACAGAGATCTCTTGCGGATAATTATCGTATGATGCAATCTGAGAGTTTAGATACAAAAGGAAATAAATAATAATATATGGCAACATTGACATTACAATCTTCACACACTACTGTGACACATGCTCCGTCAGGATCTAATGTGCGTGCATTATCTGCATTCGGACCTAACGTGACTGGGAAGTTTTCTTCTTCTTCGTTCTCTACATCTGTTACGGGAGTTACTGCAATTATTACTGATATTACTATTGGTACATATCCAGTATCTGATGATTTAGCAGCACCGTTCTTGTTTGACTTTAGTACCTTTACTACGCCATATTACCTCAAGACTTCTACTGCATATGGATTGTCTGCAAAGGTTGCCAGCTGCTATGTAGGGGTACAGAATGTTGCAATTACTGTAACTCTTTCATCTCAGTTCCTTTCCGGCTCTAATGGTTCTACATTCTCATTAGATTCTTCTGCACGTACTTGGACATTCAACTACAATATTACTGCAGTTAATGTTCCAGTGGGTAATCAACCATGCTCAGAACGTGTTCGAAAGCTTTATGCCCTTGGTTATATATAAAATCATATAAATCAAATCAAACCCCTTTAGAACAAAAGCTACACATGTTCTAAAGGGGTTTATAATTTAATCGAACTCATTAAATAATAATATATGCTCTTCGAAGAAAAAGTTAGTCAATATCTGTCAAATTTCATTGTTCTAGAGAAAAAAGGAAAGACTTATGATTATGGTATCTTAATGCTCTACCTAGATAAGTCAGACAATAAACAATTTATACAATTCGGAAAGAAACACATACCTGATGAGGTTCTTACAAATGATGGAAGAGAAGATGAACCCCATGTAACCTGCCTCTATGGATTTAAGCCTAAGACAGATATGGATAAGGTTAAAGCTTTTATTAAGCAGGAAGTGACTGAACCATTAACTCTAACTCTTAAAAAGGTATCTCGCTTCGAAAATGACCACAAAGGCTTTCATGTTATTAAAATAGAAGTAGAGTGTGCAGAGCTTAAATCACTCTATAAAAAGCTCCGAAAAGAGTTTGCAGACGATATTGAGAATGAATACCCTACCTGGAAGGGTCACATTACCTTAGCATATGTTGAGCCGGGTGAATGTAAAGATTTAGATGGAAATGACACTTTTGACGGAAAAGAATTCACCGTTAACAAACTCATTTTAAAGTCTGCTAACGGTGATAAGTCTACAATAAATTTAGATTAACTTATTGTCTTGATGTCTTAAAGTGGTTTTCAGTAACCGATGAAGTCCGCTCCACTAAGTTTTTAATATCCTCTGTTTCTATAGAATACAACCTACAAGGATTAATATCCCAACCTCCACGTCGAGTATAGAAACATTCAACAAAGAGCATCTTTGGCTCGATAATTTTTAACAGATCAGAGAAGATAGACTCACAAATCTCTTCATGAAAATGACATTCATCTCTATATGAGACAATATACTCTAGAAGAGATTCAAAATTGATGTCCCATTTATCAGCTTCATAGATAATAAATACATCACCGAAATCAGGTTGACTAGTTACCTTACAGTTCGACTTAAGAAGAGAACTATGCAACTCTCTCAACTGACCATATACTGGAACTGGCCGTCTCTTTAAAATATCTGGACTCCTCTGATATTTGGTACAAGTAGGATTAAAAGACTTTTCAAGCGTAATAGCTCCTGATCTTAAAATTCTAATATCATTATCATAATATGTAGATGTCTCTGCAGGAAAGATTTTAACCTTTACTTCACCACCAACTGTCTTAGAAAGATCTTCAATAGCTCTCTTTTCTACATTAGCGAAGCACTCTTTGACAGTATCACCCATCTTAGTGCCATTGAATGAATTGAAGTAGAGCTTAACACTCTTTGATTCAACAATATTTTTTGTATTTGCAGAATATTCAAATTTAACTTGACCTGTTACAGGTAATCCACTATTCATCAAACATGAAAATTCATATCCATTCCACGTATCAAACCCATACATATGACGAGAAGTGTCACCGTCAATACATCGTGTACCTACAATGTTAAGATGATCACGATTACGTTGACGCGGCTCTCCGACTAAGAGTGTGGGATCATATTGCGTTTTATACTGTGATGTTTTACCTAGATGTGTATTTATTTCATTCATAAAAAAGATTATCTATATGTTTTGTGACAATTTCAAAGCGTTCATCAATACTACCTTTAACCTCTATAAGGTTAAATGATTTACCAAAGGTTGAGAAGAAGCTATTAAATAGTTCGTCAATATTTTTCTTAAATTCTAAATCTTCACTCCTTACTCCATCTTTAACCAATTCAATCTCTGCAGGAATATAGAAGATGATTTCATAATGAAAAGCATGATGCTCTACTGCATCGAGAAAAGGAATACCTACAGACCGATCAACTTTACCTTCTTTAACTAACTGCATGGTGTAGATTAACCCATCAATAAGACATCTATCCAGAATAGATATTCGATTGGGTGTTAAGTCACTAAAGTGAATATTTTCAAGATGAGCTTCTAAGATACGCAGCTGAGTAAGTGTATAATCCTTTTCGGTGTTATTAATCGGATGCTCTTTACCTACCTTTCGAGTACAGCTATCTACATACTGAATCTGATCATTACCTTTATAATGTTCTTTCAATCTATCAATTAATGTAGTCTTACCTGTACTATGTGAACCTGTGAAAGCAATTAACATATAAGAATAATATATGAATTTTACATATTATCAACAGGATATAAATAATAATATGGTTCACTTTAAACAATTTCTGCATGAGAATGCTCTTCCTGAGAGTCACAAATATCTCTCTGGTAAAGTACTTCACACATTAAGAGATAATGAAGACTTAGTAAAGGTAATTCGTTCAGGTCTTAGAGCTGAATCTAATGTGACTCTTGACGGAGGAAAGCCTAATCAATCTCTCGGGTATGGTATTACTTTAGTCTACAATAGAGAAGATGTAGATGCATCACCAAAAGGATATAATGAAAATGATGGTATACTAAATTCCCGAATTAGAAAATTACCTGTTGCTATTTTTATAGAGCAAGAAGAAGTAGACATGATTACCTATAAGACCTTTACAGAAGAAGAGATTGCCCATAAGTTAGAGCAAATGTACCCACAGCTCGAAGCAGAGCGCCTCTTTATTAAAAAACACAGAGAAGAGAACCCACCTCATTTTGTAGTTAAAGAAATGGATGATTACTTTGCTGCAATGCAAGAAGTAATGAATAAAACAGATATGTCAGTCATTATGACCGGAAAGGGAAAGTATAAGGTGGTTAGAGATAATCCAAACTATAAACCCATCAAGCTTAATTGGTATGGAGAGACTGATAAACTTTCAAAACTTAGAGCAGAGTATGAGCAATGGCATGCGCGGTATGATGAGCTTTTAGATCGTCAGCTACAGGAGCCAGGACTAAAAAAAGTGCCTGAGACTAATGAATCTCAGGCAGTTGAATATCTTATAAAGGGTATACCAGAAAATATTCCCGTATATCTCTATGAACTTTCAGAAGATGAAGAGGTCATCAATATTAGAAAAGTGCGCTAAAGCAGCTTTCTAAGAAGGGTGACCCATATATCAATAGAAAGACCTTTAATATTATTTGTCAAGCTATCTAATGTATCTGTAGGCGTAATAGTATAAGGAGCTCTACTCACAATTTCACCGCAATCTACTTCTGCAGTAACTCGATGAATCACCGTACCAGTTGTGGGCAACTTTAACTCTAGAGCCTTCTTTTGTGGATTAAAGCCCTTGAGTTCAGGATATTGAACTATATCACCAGGATGCCCATTATAGATCTCATAATCATTACAAATTTCCGGTGGTATAATACGGAGATAACCATGTAATGTTACAATAGTATCCTTTCGATCACCAATAGCTTTATAGTAATCACCTACAGAGGGCTTTTGAGGTACCCCTAATAGGATTGTATGCTTTAAAAGCTCTTGATTAATACCTTCAAAGTGATTTCTATTACAGATAACATAGTCAGGATACCTACCTAGTTTCTTTGATATTTGTTCAAGCTCTGAACCAGTTTGACTAAAGAGCGATATCCATCTTTTCATTGCGGATCCTTTGATGAATCATATTCATGAGGCCTTATAATATCTAATAGAGCAGGGTAATCATTAATTCTCTTAGTATGAATAAAAACATTACTGCACACTAATTGATGTTTTTCATCTGTAGAAAATTGAATCTTGATGTACGCATCTTCTCTGATTTGAAAGATTGATGTCCACATAAAGCTTCCATTAGATAAAAAGGCACCTTGAGTACCTACTAACATATCCCTTAATGTATCTAAGAGAGAATACTTACAAGGATATATATGAGGAGTGACTACATTTACCTTATGATTATGCCAAATGTATTTTATAAACTCTTCTACATCTGATGTGGTTGATTCTTCAAAAAGCCATTTATATCTAGTGAGAAACTCACTAACAATTTCCTGATTAGACTTTTTTGTAAGTTTATTATGAAACATATTATTTAATTAGATTTGTACGGAAGTATTCCACATTATAATTGATACGCTCCATCTCATCATCAGTTACCTTATGAGTGATCATTTCTGCAAGCATCTGAGAAGGCTTATGCCAGAGACCAAACTCTTTATCATATGTATAACCTAAAATACCTGCAACCACTGGATTTGATGTATCACAAGATCTAATATTATTAATATCATGTGTTGTATAGAATTTAAATTCCTGTGCAAGGCTACAGCCCAACAAATGAATAGGCTTCTTCATATCCCAGATACCTTCAACCATTAACCCAGCAATAAAGCGTTGACGACCAGTGCACCAAATCTGAAGCTGTTTAGTACGTTCATCAACAACGCGACCCTTATTAAACACCTCGCCAATTTCATTATATGCAGCAAGATCAAAGCTGATTGCAATCTGATCAGCCCAATCACACATAAATTTGTAGCATTCAACCATCTCTTCAATAGTTGCACCCTGAACTACACCAATTCGTCTTCCTGGAAGCTTACTATACTCTTTCATCCATGCTGCATAATTATCAATGGTTTCTTGCTTGTTCTGAAGACTATCAGGAACAATGTAACAAGTAGGGTTAAGTTTATCAACCCACCCTGCAAAAGCCTGTGCATCAAATGCCTTTTTGAGTTCAAAGATGCTGTTATCAAGTAACACTTCACGATCTACAGCTAATGACTTAGCAAAGAAGTCATAATACTCGGGATGCTTATCAAAAAGATGAACTAAGGCATATTCATAGTCATTATAATATCTAGATTCATCGAGGATTGATATAGGTGATTCGTGTGATGTAAGTATTCGCATATAAGTTAATAGTATTAGAGCCTGAGTGAAAATGCAAATGTTATTTAAATAATTATATGGTAGAAACTAATACAGCACTGAAGTCTCTAAGAAATACGGTAACTAATACATCTAGTACGGTTTATTCGGATGTAAAGAGTATTGTTCTATCGCCTGTTGATACAGTTAAACGAACGGGTGCGCTTATTAACGATCTACCCAATCTTCCATTAGTCAACAACATCTCTATTGCAGATCTAAAAAACTTTGTCACAGAACCATCTAAATCAGACTTAACAAAGTTTATCGAGAAGTCTACAAATCTCTCATTTAGTAGTCTTTCAAAGCAAAATTTATTAAATCAATTCCAGGATGGGCTTGGAAGCCTTCAAAGTATATTAGTAGGTGAACTTAGAAACTGTATTGATAGACATTTAAGGAATATCGCGCGCGATATTAAATTTGTAGACATCGCTCTTAACTTTGATAGAATTTTAGGAAGAAAGATTGGAGAAGTACGCTCGAAGATAAACAATAAGGTGAATTCTGAATATGAGAAGTTATTGTACAACAAACTTAAAATTCAGAGGCGTGCATTAATTCGTCAGAAGGTAACAGATAGTATTCGTAAAATCTGTCCTGATGCTTCTGCTTCGAGACTCAAGAAGTATCAAACATCTCCTGACTACAGAGAGATTGAAACACAGCGAGCAGCTTTAAACACTGCACAGACAGTTAATAATCAATTGGTTGCTTCTGTAAATACTCCAGTAAATAATAATACCTGGAAGAACTTAGTATAACATGTCAGATATCAATCATAGCAATTTACATGAATCGTCAAAGGGTAGATCATCAAAACAGAAATATTTTGGTCATTACCTCGGTATAGTAGTTCAAAATAACGATCCCGAAAAACGAGGCAGAGTTAAAGTCTTTGTACCTCATGTATCTCCTACTGTATATAAAAATTGGCTTTCAGTCAATACTAAGAAGAAATTTAAGTTTATAGGTAATAATATCGACTCTGACTTAACGCTTATTATTGATGAGCTTAGAGATATACTTCCTTGGTCAGAATGTGCAGCACCTTTAGCTGGTGAATCTTCTTCAGGTAGATATAATGCATATACAAAGCTAGCAACGACATCAGATGGAAATATTTCATCACTTTCGTTCCCATCTTCTGCATCACCTACAAAATACAGTCTTAATAAAGAAAATATATCCGAAAAGCCAGGAAGGCTTTATGAAGTCAATACGAGTAGAGTTAATGATGCATTTAATGGAACAGACATAGAGTCATCAAGAATTCTTAACAAGTATTCTCATAACTATATCCCATCTACTTATTCAAACACATCTAAAGGATCATTCTCAATTCCCCGGGTAGGTTCTCACCTGTGGTGCTTCTTTACTAATGGTGATCCAATGTTTCCAATATATTTCGCAGTATCATACAATCAAGAAGATTGGAAGGGTATATATGAGCTTAACTCTGAAGGTACTCCCGACTACCCATCTGATTATGAGAACAGTAGCGTTAAGGAAACTCCTAACTATGGACCTGAAAATGATAAGTATCGAAATAAATGGGTAATGTCTCAGAAGGGCGGTGTAATAGAAATCGTTAATACTGACAATAGAGAAGTATTAAGGTTTACTCATTATAGCGGGTCATTTATCGAGTTCAACAATAACACTGCAATAGAGTTTAATTCTAAGAATAAACAGACATTAACTCAAGGAGATGAATTTAAAACGATAAGGGGTAATAAGGCTCTTTATGTTGATGGTATATTGGATCAAACTATCAGAGGAGATGTGTATCGGACTGTAGGTTATAAAAAGTATGATAAGTTTTCGAGTTGGCGTGAAATAATGAGAGAGATCGCCGATGCAAAACAACTCTTTGATATTCGCCGTGCTGATTATGTATTAAATGAAATATATCAAGATGTATCACCCCTTCAAGTAAAATCACCAGGAGGGTTAATAGGTCACGCTCCTTGTCCATTATGCTCAGCAGAAGGAAGACAGAAGTATTGGAAAAATAATCACACTCTCATATCGTATAGTAATGTTAACCGCTATGACTCACCTCCACCTAATGGCTCTACTCAACCTGCAGGTACCTTTACTACCATTGTAGATATGGTTGATGATTCTGCGAGCTTTAGTAATGTTAGTTATACTGGAGGTAGTTTACCAGAATTTATCCAAGGACCTACCGCACCTCGAAGCTTTCTCGGGGAAGTATGTCCGGTATGCTTAGGTACTGGTAAATCTCCTTCATCTCAAAATGGTAACTTTACCAATGAAAATAAAGACTCAGAAGTAATCATAAAACTTCGTGATAAAATTAAGCAATTAACTGAACTTGAAAGAGAGCTCGGTATTGGAGGGTCTGAAATTGTAACCATAGCTAAGCATCGTGTAGAGAACATTGGTTTATTGATGAATAACTTTCCTGCTATTAGGGTAGATTACATCGGTAAAGCTGCACCTGGTGAAGTATATATTCTTCCTGAAGGTGTAGTAAATGCATATGAACCTGCACCAGTTATAGAATTAGTACACGTTGATGACCTACCTGGAGGTAATGCGTCATTAAATGTTGCAAACAAATATAATGTCACAGTAGGTTCGGGAGGTATTAATATTAAGACTACTGGTGTAGTTAACTTTGGTGGTGTAGTTACTAATATTGCAGGTAAGCAGGTCAACATCGGAAGTGAGCTTGAAACAAATATTTCATCTAAGCGTGTTACCATAGATGCAGATTACATCACTCTTAAGAATCGTAAATTTAAACAAGTGGTTGTTGAAGGTAACCTCGGAGTAACTCAAAATGTTATTATCGGAGGAGGTCTCCATGTTGAAGGTGAGTTATCAGTCAACCATATCACTGCTCCAGTAGAAATTCAAGAGACAGAAGAAGTAATCCTACAGGGATGGATAGATGATGAGAATGTACAGAAGATGCAATCAACCGGACCAGGAGGACCTATTATCTTAATAGACCCTAATGACCCTGTATTGGTACACTTTGCGCCGCACTCACATCAATTTAGAAATATACCTCTTACATTGACTACATCTAACGTAGCATTAAGAAAGATTGCAGCTGTTAATCAGAATGCATCTAAAGCTCCATCTATGCCAGTTCGACACGAGAAGAAGGTAGATGTTAGTTTATAAGCTTATCAAGTCACTTAATTTGTGAACCTTAACACCTCTGCGCTTTAAAAACTCTATAGAAGGTAAACTCGTCTCATATGAATCGAGATAGACTACTCTACTGATTTTAGCACCTACTAGTAATTTACTACATGGTAGACAAGGTAAGAGAGTTATATAGCAGGTAGCACCTTCACTTGATTGAGTACTACAAGCCAATTTTAAGATAGCATTTTCTTCTGCATGATAGACTTCTGGTTTAGTCTTACCCTGTTCATCTTCACAGCAATTATCGTCACCAGAGGGAGTACCATTATAACCATCGCTGATTATTTGAGTACCCTTTACTATAAAGCAACCTACTTTACGGCGCTTTGAGGGAGACAGCTCAGCCCATTGCTGAGCCATCTCTATGTATTTCTTATCAAGTTCTAATTGATTTGCCATAATTATAATTCACATTTACCACCAGCGCATGCTGCAGACTCCATGATTTTTGTTTCATCGGTACTCTCTTCGAGCTGTGTAAAGTCAATAGAAGTATACTTTGCTATAAGCTGGTTCCACTTAACATTATCTTCTTCTGTGGTAACTTCTTCACGCGGAGCTTGTACATACATCTTGTCACCCATTTTTGAGATGAATGATACTGCGCAGAATAATGCTCGGTGATCATATACATATTGAGATACATTATCCCATTCATGGGTATCTACAATTATAGTACAACTGACATTATGCTCGAGACCTCTATGAGTATTATTAACAGTCTGAGAACCTGGTTTAACCCAATTCTCTTGGATGAGTTTAATATATTCGAGGTGCTTTAGTGCATCAAGATCTTTATTAACGATTGCATGTTCTGGTGCACAGAGCGGCCAGCTAATTACATCATCTGATTTATTAGCGCTCCAAACACTCTCTTCACACATGTGATCATTCTGGATGTAGAAGAACTGATACGGATTATCAAGTTTATTACACTGAACCCTTCTGAAATACTTACGAGCATGATGTGGATGTGCACCCGATCCAGACCCAAATATTAAACTCGTAGTACCTTCAGGCTTAACAGTTGTAATACGTGCAGCAGGATTAATTCCTAATTTTTGAGCCCATTCTTTATTCACTTCAATAGAATACTTAGCACCGCTTTGAAGTATCTCAGGCTTGAGAAGAATTTGAGGGTTATCAAATACTCCACAGATAGATACCCCTAAGAGAGCTTCCTCATTGGTTAACTGCTTACCGGTGTTACTTAAATAATTAAAGTTGGTGTAACCTGCTTGCAATGTACCAATAATAGTTGCATACTTAACACAATCATTAAAGATTTCCCGTGATACAATCTTTCTTCCGTTCATAGAAGTAAGATTACAGAATTGAACTCCGCAAATACCATCTGCTGTTATAGGTCTAAAACTAATCTCGAAACACGGATTAAACAATTGATCATCATAATCTGCCCAAACAAAGCCTGGCTCACCCCATTGCTTTGTCATCT